AATTTGGCCAAACGAAAGATATTTTCTACTTCGGTTACAGTGTCAATGAATATTTCATTGGCCAATTGGTCAATCTTGAAGGACAATGTGTCTGCCAAAAAAGCAAAGTTTTCAATAAGCATGATCGCCAAATCCGATTCGACGAAATCATTGAACTCTTTGTCGAAATTTTGCTCGATGTAATCAATCAGTCTGCTCTTCATCGACCAAAAGTCTTGGTTGGTGTAGTTCAGATTGAAGATATTTGGAGTGCTAATTGTCTCCGCTGCTGTATATGGTTTAATATCAAAAGGGCAATTTTCCATCAGGCTCCACTCCCCAAAGGTAGTTCTAATTTTAGTTCGTTGACTTCTTTGATGTCTTCAGGATCGACAAATAATATCTTGATAAGCAAAATATGCTCCAGATCATCAAGTGCATCATCAGCGTTAAGAGAAGTCTTGTCGTTAATTGGGGCTTGAACTTCTATCTGCTGAACGGCAATTCTTGGCTCCCATTTGTTAATGGAGTCGATAATCATGTTTCTTGCTTTGTTTGCCAACCCACGGTCGTTTGGTTCAAATACCAACCTTCTTAAAGGAGTGCCATATTCAGGAAGCATTACTCGTTCACCAGGATTTGTTAGAAGAAGCTGCAACAAGTCCGCCTTGATTTGATTGACGCCAAATTGACTTGGCAACAAACCATTCGGTGTTTTAATTATTGGGTACGGGCAACCTAAAAACTTCTTTTCCATTTCACTCCTTATTCACCAGGGCATTTCGCAAATGGCTCAAGCATGAATATGCTAACTGGCGAATCGGTTTTTCGAGCCGACGCAAACACACGACTACTCAATCTCAAACATCCATTTACATATACCGCCAACGGTCCTGCACACGGGCAAGGACCATGCGGACTACATTCACAGGGACCAGGGCAGTCGCACTGACCGGCCAAGAGGAAAATATACTCATGAGCCAAGAAAATGTGCATTCTGGCGTGATTTATATACAGTTCCTCTTCAATCATGATCTTGTGACGGCTTGTAATCTCTATGTAGTTCGCCGGGTAGTTTCCTTCCTGATCGCCAACTACGTCGATTTTGTCGCAGCAAGTAGAAATGATGTAATATCCGCCTGTTCTCAAGAACACCAATCCACAACCTGATGGAACTTCCTGGAATCGCATAATGTGCGGGCCACAGTCTTCATTGTCTTTTTGCGGGCAGAATATCTGAATGTATTGAGCAACTGTGTCTTCCTGACTATTCTGGTCAGCCATCATGATTTCTAAGCCATATCCAGTTCTGATTTGTACGAAGGCTTTAGTTGCCTTCGGCACAGGAATGCCTCCTTCACGTCTCTGAGGACCACATTGCTCATTGGTGTCATCAATCATTCGGATGACGTGGCTGCTTGTACTGGTCATCGTGATGCCACGCTTCTCGCCCGCGATACACGGATCAAGTTGAGTTGTGTGGTCACTCATACGGACACTGTTGCCATTGGCTGTGACAAGGTGGATTCCGTTGATTTCGTCTCTTTTGCCAGCTTCGTCTTTCTCTTTATCATTGAGAGTGATTCTGTGGCCGGTCGCAGAAATCCAATCACAACGACCTACGAAAAGGTCATTGCATCCAAAACTGAAACTTTCCATTGAGCGTTCCCAAATTGGTTCGCCAAATGGTTCCTCGACAGAATCGTCAAACAACATCGTGTGCCCACTGAGAGACATAACCTGCCATCCACTTTGGGGAAGTTCGCATGTGTTGTTCTGCGGCGTACCCGGCCCGCGATACGGACGACATTCTTGTCTGTGTTTGAAGTATGGATTAGCACCCTTTTGGCTTTTATAGTGCTTTGTGTCTTTTGGAGTGCTTGGATGTCCGCCAATGATTTTGCTGTTGCTTTTCTGCCCTTCACAGGGAACGTCTTCTTTTTTCTTTCCCTCTTTAGGAGTTAGATCGGTAGTTAGAGCGATTTCTTCATCAGAAGCAACAGGTGTAAATCCAGCCGACCGCGTGATGTCTTCTGAAGGGTCGCCCTCTCCTTGACCTTCTATGCAGCTTACGTCGGCATCGGGCACGCCACATTCAGGGTGTGACCATTGTCCGCAATAGTGCAGGTGATCGTCTTTGAACATCATCCAGTTGCCTGTACTGGACATGATCTCCATACGCTTCCATCGCCTGTTACACTTGGCGTCACCATCCACCATTTTGAGCATGTGCTTCTCAGGCGTCTTGAAGCCATAGATATTTGGATAAGTGATTCGCTTTTGTGCTTCCGGGTTGGAATCAAAGTCAACAACTGAATTCAAGTCGAATCCGTTGTATGACTCTGTATTCCACGGAGGAAACACTTGTGATTCGTCATCTGGTCCAACCATGTAGCCGCTACGATGTCCTTCAGACACCTTGTAGTATTCTTCGACGTTGTAGTTCCAGTTATGATTTCCGGCAGGTCCGCGATCTCTATGCCATATCGTTCCTATGTAATAAGGACACTCTCTTTGTCCGCCTTCGTGAATGATTGCAACTGTGGACCCGGCAGGCGGCACCCAAGAGCAACCGCTATCATCGAATCCTCCCATGTTGGAAATGGGAAACGCCCAAGGTAGAGACTTGACAGGAGATTTGGGGTCGTGAAACAAAGGGCAATAGAAACGAATTTTATTCGATTTCCAAATGTCAATTGTTTCAATACACAAAGCTGTGTAAACTCCGAACTTTTGCTCCGATTGTGCATGGAATTTCATCCTGTCCTGCATTGTGCTTTGTGCCACTTGCCGCAGGTCGTAATTCATGTTTCCAAAGCGTTCTTCGATTGCTTTGACTCGTAGTTGTAGTGCTTCGTGTTCTTCACATGGTACAAATGACATTTAATCTCCAGACCCCTGAGAGTTAGTTGGGTTCCAAGTGCCGCATCCAGGCCCGCCAGCAGTCTCTCCTCCTTCGAGATCGACTCCTGGTGCCCGCAAAGTTATCTTCAATGTAGTAACATAGTTTCCTTCTTGAATTTGATGATTGACACCTAAAACCAACCAACTTTTGTTACTGAATATGTTGTTACACTGAGGATCGGCAAGCCATTTGCAATCTCCTAACGATCCCTCTTGTTTGATGTAGAAGGGATTGATGACAATGATGGATACTGTGGCTCCCCTTAACCAACCATTTGAAGCAATTGGGATGAGTTGCGGATCGCCTTGAATTTTTAACTCTGCTTCAATGCTTTTGGGAACTTCGTTGTCAGCCGTTGCTTTTTCGTGTGCAGCTTGTGCTTTTTTGTTTTTCTCGGCTGATGATTGACCCGATCTCCACTGATCTTCGTTGTTGTTTCCAGAAATGTGTGTCGTGGTGCCAACTCTTTCCCTATTGCTGCCCGGTTCGCCATCTTGGTCAACGGTATTGCCTGCTCGACCTGCTGACATGCCACCACCACTTCCAGCCAGTGTTCCCAACGTCCAATTGACGCTAGGGTTGAAAGAAATTACAGGTGAACAATCGCCGCCATTGACGATATATGTGCCAATGTTTTTCTGACAACAATCAGGAGATTCGCCGGGTGCGGGATTATTGCCTTCCCAAATAATGATTTCCGGTGTGCCTCCATTTTCTGGATTCCACGTCATTTCGACGCCCTTGCCTTCATCAGTTGTTAGGCCGCGAATCCACTTTCGGACTGTCGTTAAAGCGTTTTGTTGATCGGTGGTCCATACAGCTTTCGGGCCGTCGCAGCCTCCATCGCTGTTCAAAAAACACCATTCAGACCCATCGGGTCTTTGAAATTTGATGGAATCTACTCTTGGATCATTTTCTGCAAACAATCTTTTGATTGCTTGTTTAAGTGAAATCTTGTTAGATTCTGTGCCAATGTTTTTGTCGATTCTGTTTTCTGCAATGCGGTCCATGAAGTCGGCACCAATCAATGTGTACTTGATCTTGCCTTGCTCGAAAGCCATTTTGATTTCACGGGGCAAAAAGTATAGAGGACCACCAAAATCAGTAGTCTTCATCAATTTGACCCCGCCGTCGCAATCACTGATAATCCATCCCCACTCAACAAACATGCGATAGTCTTCGGGTGCCCTAGACATCGTTTTATTCAAACGATCCATAAACTTCGAGAAGTTACTTCCCTCTTCATCGAAGATTTCTATTTCCACACCTTGTCCGTTTTGTCCGCCATATTGGAAGGATTTAATGACAGCGTGGTTTCCAGGAGGCGAAGAGTTGTTGCCAACAGTTATGAACTCCCCATCACCAGAGAACCCAACTTTCACATATGGAGCAAAGCTGGTTCCTTTGATTGGTTTTTGAGGGGAACTGCATGAGTATTCACCTAAACATTCTGCTTGACAGGGCATATTTCTCCTTAGAACAACGCATCAGGAATGCGGACATTTACTCCTGCTTGGAACTCCCAAATGTCTTTCATGTTATTGGCTTCCAGTATCTTCCACCAAAAATCCGGCACTCCATAGGCTTTCGCGGATACCAAGTCAGGTCGATATTCAACTCCTTTTGTTACAAGCATAAAACGATCAGTGCTTTTGTTTGGGATGTCGGTTTTCTTGTACGTTGAAAAAGTTAACAACTTGCGGTCGGTGTAATACACCACATCAGACTCTAAGTAACGACTTGTAATCGTTACAAATCTTTGAGGATTGAGATTTGTTTTTTCAAAATAATTAGCCATTAAATACCTGGGCCGTCTGTTCGGAATATTCTGTCTCGTCCTGGAAGTTCTTGACTGTCGTAGACCACTTTCCACTGCATGTCTACATCGAATTTGTGAGGAATGTATTCATTGTCGTCCCATACCACATCAGTAGGAAATTTGACTGAATAACTATACAAAACAGCACAAACATCGCCGCCTTGTGAGGCGTGTGCTAATAACGCACCACATTTTATTCTGCAAATAGGCGGTGGAGCATATGGTGCCCCACCAGTATTTACGTCTTCGGGATAAACCAAGGATTCAATGGCTCTCAGAGACTCCATATTGTCTTCCAGATCGGCCTCAGTCAAAACCATGAAGTGAGCAGTCCAGGAAATATCCCTGTTTTCCGAGTGAGAGTATGTCTTCAAAGGAAATGAACGCCCGATAATAGGCTCATCGTTGTAAGATGCAGATTTGGAGTCCGATATTTCGGGCAAAATCTTCATGTAAATGGTTTTATCAGGCGTCTCAATGTAACAATCCTGAAGAGGTTCAAGATCGCCCTGACCGTTTGTGGCTCTCATACGGCTCCTTCGTCAAATGGTTATCTTATATAGAGTAATTTTGCTTCATTAAGAGGCAGGGTTGCTGATATTTCCAATGTCCTTGCAGCCAAGTTGGTGATGTTGGCCTGTTGTCCATTTGAAATATTTAGCTGGTCGGTGGGTCACATAATTGGTGGCAGTTGATCCGCCTGGGTTCGTTGAACTATCGCCTTTTGTACTAGGCTTTAGGTATTCTGAAATCTTAGACAGATGGCTTACCATCTGGCTTTGGAGGCTGATTTGAGCATCGGTAGCACTTGCTACGCGACTCAATTCTGGTGATGTCAATGTAGCAACACCCGCTTCCGCACTGACATTATCCTGATGAACTCTCGAATGAACATCAACTGGATTAGCGGTTTGTACCTCTGCGGCCTGCCTCTCTACAACCGGCTGATCTACAAATGGATTGGGACCAGCAGTGAACCCGGCAGTCATCGCTTGAATATTGTCGGCCAACAAGGATGTGTTTGCTTCCATGCCTAGTTTTTTGTGGGTCAAAATATACTCGTTGGACGTGGCCGCACGATTGACTCCACCCAAGGCTGCATTCAAACCGAATTTCTTAGTCATTCCAGCAATGCCCGCATCGCCAGCCATGTTTGCAGGAGGAACATGCTTGCCCTCCGCTCCTGCACCATGTTCTCGCTCAATGACTTCAGACATATTGGATGGAGTCAAACTGCCAACACCCGAAGCTATGCCTTTCTTAGAAAGAGCAGGTCTTGCATACGGAGCCATTTCAGCTTGTCCTGTGATGGACAAGTTTTCTTTCTTGGTAGCATTAGCTATTTTTGGGTTGACTCTCTTCCACATTTTCTCATCGAAATTCTGGTTGTAGTAAGCCTGTGGACCGCCAGTCTTGGTTAGCGACTCATGTAAAGTAACATCAGTTCCAACCTTCTGTCCGCCTTTCTTAGAAAGAGCAGGTCTTGCATACGGAG